TCAACAAATGTTTGCTGATAAGTAAGCTGGAAAATCTAGGGCAAATTTTACAACAGCTTGCTCAATGTGCTCGTCTACTCGATTTTTGATATTCGGTACCCGACGAGTTTGATTAAGTAATGCTTCAACACCGCCTTGCTCTACGGCTTGTTGATAGCGATAGAATGTATCTCGGCTCATTCCCATCGCTTTACAAGCTTGAGAAATGTTTCCGAGCTCTTCTGCTAAATTGAGTAAACCAGTCTTGTGTTTAATGAGCGGATTGTAAGTAATAAAACATGAGAGTTTCCTTTTTTGTTTAGATTGAATTTTAGACACTCATATTCTAAACGGGAAACTCTCATTTTTATAATGATTTGTCAGATCAAGTCTGATCTTCTACAGAACATTTGACCTTGATGTTTGTGCAAGCTCGCACAATGCAAAATGCAAGAGGTACATTACCGCCGAGCAGGAAAGGTATCCGTATGCAACACACGATAATCACCGCCTTCTACTCTCGGCGGTGCATTAAAAAATCCAACTCTTTAAAATCGTACCCTGTTTTAACGTCCTTTTGTAACAGCAACATATAACGGCTCTCAATATTACCGCTCACACGTTCAAACAAAGGTGCTTCGTCCCATTTTTCCCGTTTTTTCCAGCTGGCGATAGTGGACACGGGAATGTTAAGCATTTTGGCAATTTCCGTGAGTGAATAGCCAGCCCAATACTTTAATTGTGCTTCACGGTGGGTATTCATATTAATTAAAGCGGTCTGTTCCGCTTGGTTTGTTGCAATATCCGTCATTGTTTTGCGTCATCGTTGAAAATATGGCTATTGTTATGAAACGGACGGCGTTTGTAGAACAGTCCCCTTTGTTAAATCCTGCTTAACAACCGCAACGCTTTGCACCTGTTTGAAAATCCAATCACCATATCGGCAATTTTGAACATTCTCATTTCGAGGAAGCATTTATGCCGAAAAAATCCAACTGGTTTGTGGTAGCCACAGAAGGAGCAACGGTGGACGGTCGTCAGATCGAACGCCAGTGGCTTTCTGATATTGCCGAAACGTACGACCCGAAAACCTACGGCGCTCGTATCAACCTTGAACATTTTCACTTGTTTTGGTTCGACCCTGAACTTGCCCATTCAAAATGCTACGGTGATGTGTTAGCCGTTAAGGCAGAAGAGAATGACGAAGGCAAATTACAGCTTTATGCACAAATTGAGCCAACGGATGAATTAGTCGAGTTAGTGAAGAGTAAGCAGAAGGTTTACACCTCAATCGAAGTCCGCACCAATTTTGCCAAAACAGGCAAAGCCTATTTGACAGGTTTAGCGGTGACTGACACGCCAGCAAGCTTAGGCACCCAATATCTCTCTTTCACAACGAAAAATGGTGAACAGCAAGGCGAAATCTTTACCACTGAAGCGGTGGAATGTTCGCTTACCTTTGCAGAAGAGCCAGTGTCATTCTTTGAAAAAATGAAAGCGATGTTTAGTAAAGAAAAAGCTGACACAGCCCAACATAAAGCCGACGTTGAAGCACGTTTTGCTGAACACGAACAGACACAGTTGCTTTTAGCAGAAAAATTTACAGAGCTAGAAGAGAAGCTAAAACAAGCCGAAGCGGAAAAAATGGCATTGTGTGCAGATTTTGAAAAATTATCCGCCGATCTCACCGCTTTACAAAGCCGTGTTGATGTTATCGGAAGTGAGCCAGAACACGGCTACACGCCACGCCCTGAAATTACGGGTGGTGAATTAAATAATGAACGTGTTTTCTAAAAAGGACAGAATATGAGAAAAGAAACAGCGACCAAATTTAACACTTACCTTGCAGGTGTAGCACAAGACAACGGTGTGGATTACAACCACATTTTTACGGGTAAAAATTTCGTTTCTTCTAACGATGATTTCGTTGTCGAAAATTATGCACAAGTCGCCCTGTTGAAAAACATTAGTATGCTTGGCTCACCTGATACTACTGGAGTAGGCGGTTAATGCGACCAACTCAAGCCCACTATTTGCGAGTAACTGCGGAGCTTGCTCAATCTTCTGAGCAAGCCCAACTAGAAAACCTCGACGAATACGAAAAAATGCTTTATTTGCTGGCTCGTCATAAAAAAGACCTGAAAGCCATTGCCTCAATGGAACAGCGAGCCAGTTATAAAAAAAGCATTCTGCACCACTATTTGCCGTGGATTGAAGGGGCATTGAGTGCGGGCAACGGCAAACAGGACAATGTACTGATGACGTGGCAAGTATGGTCGGTGGATTGTGGCGAGTATCACCTTGCTTTACAAATTGCCGATTACGCCATTCATCAAGACCTAACATTGCCTGACGGCTTTAGTCGTTCGCTTTGCTCAATGCTTGCTGAAGAGTTTGCTGACGCTGCGAAAAAAGCCCAGAAGGTGCAAAAGCCGTTTGAAGTGAGCTACTTGTTACGAGTGGACGAACTCACCAAAGAGAAAGATATGCCAGACGAAAGTCGAGCAAGGCTCTACCGTGAAATCGGCTTGCTACTTGAAACGACACAGCCTGAAACGGCACTCAGCTACTTAGAACGGGCATTAGAACTGAATTTAAACATCGGTGTGCAAGGCAGTGTTAAAAAACTTCAGAAGCAGTTAAACCAAGCCGACACCGACTAAACCGAGCAAACCACGCAGCCGACGGGGCGTAATAATGGGGATTTTATTCGGCTTGTTTACCCTATTGATGAATTGGTACTACAAAGACCGAGAAATCAAACTGAAAGAAAAAGCCCTTGAGTGTTACAAAATCAACTTAAAGGACATTTTAGACGATGAACAAAAATCTTAAATTCGGCGGAGCGATGGTCTGCGGTATCGGTGCAATTATCGGCTTAGTACAGCTTAATCACCCTGAAATCCGCACCAGTCCAAAAGGCTTAGACATTATCGGCAACACTGAAGGGTGCAGACGAGATCCTTATGTTTGCCCTGCGAATGTACTCACCGTCGGCATTGGTTCAACCGAAGCCACAAGCGGTAAGATTGAACGCAAAATTTACAGCGACAAAGAAATTGCTGACCGCTGGGCAAAAGATTTAGCCGAGGCGGAACGGTGCGTAAACCGCTACGCCAACGGCAAAAAAATGCCACAAGGAGCGTTTGACGCATTGACATCAATTACCTTCAATGCAGGTTGCGGAACAATGCGACATTCGACCTTGTTCAAACTCGCCAATCAAGGTTACAGCCCTGCAATGTGTGAACAGTTTAGCCGTTGGGTCTATGCCAATGGCAAAAAACTGCGTGGTTTAGAAATCAGACGAGAAAAGGAACAAGCACTATGTTTAGCATTATAAGCGGTATGATTGAGAAAAGTTTTGGCAAAGCGATGATTATCGCCTTGCTGGTTGCTGTCTGCATTAATGCCTTTCTCTGTTACGAATGCAAAATACTGCAGGCGGATAACAAAGCCAAACAAGCAGAAATTGCCTTGGTGCGAGCGGATAACCAAAGCCTAGCCAACCAGCTAGAACAGGCAAACCAACATATTCTGCAGTATCAAAAGCAGGTGGATAAATTACATCAACAAGTTTTAACTAAGCTCACCCAAGCGGAGAAACGCACCAATGAAATCTTACTTGAACTGGAAAACAATCAATCTTGGAGTTATCAGCCTGTGCCTACTGGCGTTAGTCGGTTGCTCAACCAAAGAAGCGATACAGTATCGAACAGTAAAGCCAATTCCGCTCCTTTGCCCCCAAATAAAGCAGTGCCACAGCCCCAAGTTCGAGATAAAAACCAACGCTGATCTTGCAAAATCCCTCGACCAAAGTTTAACGACGATTGAGCTTTGTCAGGTTGAAATTCAAGGCTGGGAAGCGTGTGTGGAAGGTTACAATAAGCGTATTGCGGAATAATCACTTCATTGACAGACAGAGAGCTTTGTCTTAGGATTGCCTGAGTTTTTAAACAGCAGAATATTACAGATAAATGCTCTCTTATCATTTTACCAAAACACAAGACAACGATAGTGGGATTATTTATATCTCTACCGAATTTCAAATTGTCAATGTCACTTATATGGCGATTTTTTCTGATGATAAAGATACTCTATTATTTTTAGAACAAGATCCGACTATTGCAGAAATCATTCAGCATAAAAAAACACATTCAATTAAATTTGCTGTTAAGGAATATATTGAAACAGGCAATGAAGATTTATATGCGTCACCGTTGAATCATCAATTTGGTAAAACGGAAATTAAAGCTCTGAAATCACACCTTGAAAAATTAGTGTATGAACACTACCTTTTATTCAAGCCTGATTGCTATGTTTTCGTTGCAGATCGCCCATCACTAGCAAGAATGTACAGTAAAATGTGTTGCAATCCGAGTTCCTTTATGTCAGACTTTGAAACAGTATCAAATTTAGGCGATCAACAAGATTGCTTTATTATTAAAACACCGACCTATACAGGAGGGAATAATGAAAAAAATGACCGCCGTTGAACTTAAACGCCAAAAATTAAAAGAGTTCCGTCAAGCCTATCAAAAAGCAAAAGCGGAAGGAACTCTTAAACCTGTTACAAAAAACTAACTCCACAGCCTCGACCCATCGGGGCTTTTTGTTACCCCCAAATCCACACCCACAACCATTCGCCCCGCCTTTGCTACTTACTCACAATATCGCTATTTAACCCAACGAGAAAAAGCGATGAAAGACCAAATTGACCGAGCCAATGAGCTTGCCGAAAAAGAAAGAGAATTTGCCCTTGCAAAACTTCGCAACAAACCGACCGCTTACAGCCTGACCCATTGCGAAGATTGCGACGAACCAATTCCCGAAGCCCGTCGCCAAAACGTGCAAGGTTGCACCCGTTGCATTGACTGCCAACAAATTTATGAATACAAACAAAAAGGCTATCGCAAATGATTAAACCAGACAAATTGCGTGACCTGCTCACCAAAACCATTCCCTATTTTGCCAAAAATCCTGAGCAGTTACAGATTTACTATGCCAACGGCAAAATCTGGACGACAGGGGCGACATCACTTAGCTACCAGTATCACTACGACTTAGAAATTGTGGTGGAAGATTTCCCTGAACACCCTGATTTACTGTTTGTGCCTGTGATGGAATTTGTCCGCTTGCAACAATCGGAGCTGATGACCAATCCCAACAAACAGGACAGTATCACCTTTGAAATTGACCCAAACAACAACGCCACCCACGATATTTACATCAAAATCCCACTGACCGAGCGTGTTATTGTCAAACAAGAAGGCGATCATTACCAAGTTCACCACGCCGAAGAGCCACAGCCGACCGAATGGCAACCTCTGGAACGGCTGACTATTTTGTGAAAGGGGAACAGGTGTATGAGCGAATGGGAGCGATGGAATAATGGCGACAGACGACATTATCAAAGTTAAATCAGCGTTTAATGCGTTGCTCAAAAATATCAGCAAACCACGGCGACGGTTGCTATATCAACAAATCGGGCGTGAATTGGCTCGTAGCCAACGCAGACGTATTACCGCACAGCAAAATCCTGACGGCTCGTCGTACACGCCACGCAAAGTACAACGTAAGAAACGCAAGGGAAAGATTAAACAAAATGCAATGTTCTTAAAATTGAAGTCAGCCCGATTTATGAAGTTAAGAACCGCTGGGGATAATATCGAGTTGGGTTACAGTGGCAGTGACGCACATATTGCACAAATTCACCAGTACGGGTTAAAAGGTCGAGTGGTGAGAAGTGCAAATTGGAAGGTGAAATACGATCAGCGTGAGTTGTTAGGCTTTACCTATGAAGATATTGAAATGATTGAAAATTTTGTGATTAAGGCGTTGGCAGGACAGTAAAAAGGCGGTTAGACCGCCTTTAAAAAAGGTTTCTGAAGAAATCAATAGAATCTGCAATGAGAGTAAAGATACAAGCAATAATAAAAAACCAACCAAAAATTTCAATTAATAAGGCAAACATATTCTACTCCTATTAAAATTTTTCTATGAGATAACTATATGAGCAATTCATTAAAACTTCAAGTATTACTTTCTGCGGTCGATAAAATTTCGACTCCGTTAAAATCTGTTGCAACTCAGGCAAACAAAATGTCTGAAGCATTATTGAAAACCAAGGCAAATTTAAAATCTTTGGAACAACAGCAAAAGCTGATTGATCAATTTAGACAGACAAAAATGGCTGTTTTAGAAAGTAATAAGGCAATTCAAGAAGCGAAAAATAAAGCACAAGCGTTAGCACAACAGCTGAATGCCACCGCACAACCAACACAAAAAATGCAAAAAGCCTTTGAAAAAGCACGTAATGCGGTAAAAAAAACTCGAAATTGAACAAACTAAACAGAATCAAAAATTGCGTGAAACCCGTGCAGATTTAGAACGTAGTGGTATTAATACCCGACGTTTATCACAAGCACAGCAAGAGCTTAGCCATAAAATGAAGCTGGCTAATCAGCAAATTACTGACCAAGAAAGCAAACTTGTAGCCTTAAATAAACGAGCTAAAGAACATTCTACTTATCGTCAAAATGTACAAGCTCTTAAAGAACAAAGTGTTCAAATGGGGGAAATTGGTCAGCGTGCGATGTTACAAAGCTATATTATCGGCACGCAGTTAACAAAACCTGTCGCATTTTTCATGGAATTTGAAGATGCAATGGCAGGTGTTGCACGCCAAGTACAAGGGCTAAAAGATGCAAGCGGTAAATTCACCCCAGAATATGATCTTTGGAAAGAAAAAATCCAAGATTTATCAAAAGAATTGCCCTTAACAACCACTCAAATTGCAGAAATGATTACCGCTGCTGCTCGAATGGATGTGCCTAAAGAGCAACTAGAAGAATTTGTCAGAATTAACACGCAAATGGCAACTGCATTTGATGCACTTAATCCTGATGAACTTGTTGAACAATTTGGGAAAGTGAGTAAGAACTTTAAATTATCAGCAGAAAGTAGCCGTGAATTAGCCGATGCAATCAACTATTTAGATGATAATGCCATTTCAAAAGGCACAGAGATCATTGGTTTTATGAATCGAGTTTCAGGGATTGCAGGTATTGCAAAAATTTCTGAGAAAAATATGGCTGCATTAGGTTCAACTTTGCAAACTGCAGGGGCTGCAGAAGAACAATCAGCAACTGCCGTCAATGCCATTTTTACTCGCCTTGCATCTGCAAGTAAGAAAAAGCCAGTAGCAAATGCCTTATCAAATTTGGGATTGAATGCCTCAAAAGTTGAAATAGGTATGGTAAAAGATGCTCAAGGCACGATTATGAACTTAGTTGATGCTTTGAAAAAAATGCCTGAACAAAAACGTTTAGGTTTAATTGCTGATCTTGTTGGTACTGAGCATACCAAAACCCTAGCATTACTTGTTTCAAATACAGAAGAGTGGAAGCGACAAATTGCCCTTGCCAATAGCGTTGAAGCAAAAGGCAGTATGACTCGTGAATTTGAAACACGTTTGACTACGCTTTCGGCTAAATGGCAGATTTTCAAAAATCAACTTTTTAATACTAATAGTGAAATTGGTAATAAACTAAAAGAGACTCTGGTGGAGGCGATGTCATACATTGGAGGTGTTCTTGATGTGATTAATAGTTGGATTAAAGCAAATCCCGAATTAACAGTCACTATTGCTAAATGGACTGTTGGTATTATTGCTGCAATGGGCGCATTTGGATTACTTACTGCTACATTAAGTTTGATTTATTACCCATTCGGGCGATTTATTTTGCTGTTAGACAAACTCAATGGAGTATGGGGCATAGGTAAAGCCTTATTATTTGGTAAAACTTTAGATGATGGCTCAACGAAAGCAGGTTTGCTTGTGCGTGCAGGTGGTGCGTTGGCGAAAGTATGGAATGCAATGCCCGCTGTTTTTGGTTCGGTGTTACGCTACGGAAAATTGTTATTTTCTGGCTTAATCACTGGCATTCGTGCTGTTGCTATTGCCTTTGCATCTAACCCAATCGGGCTAGCCATTACTGCAATTATTGGTATTCTTGCCTTACTCTATTTCAATTGGGAAAAAGTCAAAAACGCCATTGGCACAGCGTGGGATTGGCTCAAAACGAAATTTGCGGATAGCTGGTTTGTAAACGCCATTAACGGGATTATTTTTGCCGTAAACAACTGGAGTGTCGTTGTCGATACAGTGACTAAATCCATTGGCAATAAATTTGAAAGCCTGAAAAATACCGTGATGGGATTATGGAATGGCATTACATCATCTATCACCAATGCTTTTAATAAGGCAATGGAATTTTTAGGGCTTGAAACTCGCATTAATAGTGTCAGCGATGGTGTGGGTAAAGTGGCAAGTAAAATTGTTCCGCCTGAACACGCCAAACAAATTGAAAATACTGCCAATATGGCAAATATGATGTACGACCCGAATTATGATCCAAGCACTAACAATGTGCCAAATAAACCAAAATGGTCAGGTGGTTATGCTGGTAACGGTGGTAAGTTTGAACCAAAAGGGATTTATCACGGCGGCGAGTACATTATGACCAAAGAAGCCACAAGCCGAATTGGTGTGGCGAATCTCAACCGCTTAAATTACGGCGGTGTTGCAGGTATGGCTGCTTTAGCCTCTACGGTGGCACTGGCACAGCCTATGCCTGCGGTAAAAGTGGATAACCGTCCACTGATTGCCCCAACGCAAATCCAACGGCAAGCCCCACCGCCTGTTAATCAGTCGGTCAATATCACCGTCAATGCAACCGCAGGGCAGAGTGCTGAAGAGATTGCTCGCCTTGTCGCACGAGAGCTTGAAAAGCAACAACGCAACGCCCAAGCGAAAGCACGCAGTCGATATTGGGATAAGTGACCCAGTACCCAGTTTGTGACCCAGTACCCAGTTTGTGACCCAGTTGAAAAGCCCCGAACAATCGGGGTTTTTACTTGCAGAATACAGCAAGTAAAACTATGATCCGCCTGAAATAACGAGGTGGCTATGAAAAAATCATTTACAGAAAAGGCAAAATCATTGAAGGACGTAAGTCTTGCAATGGGCATTTTTACGTCTTTTTTTAGTCAAGAAATTGAAGCATATCCAAAACAGAGCGATGTTTTGCAGGTCATTAATCAAGTAAAAAAGGCTTCAACCTTACTTACACAACAATCAGAAAGCCAAACAGAATTATTTTTTGCGGGATTAAAAGAATTGACGCAAGGTGTTTCATTATTAAACGCTGTCGTTCGTTCAATGAAAACGCCTGAGAAAGTCATAGACGATCTGATTTTCATTGATTTAATGCTCAATAAATTAGTGAAAGATATTCGCCAAAATTATTATCATCATTTCCAAGAACAGTTAAATGACAGAGCGACCTTTAAAGACTATATGAACGAAGTCGCTTCTTTTAACCTTTTTACAATCACCTTACGTCAAGAATTAGGGCACTATATGGTTGTACCTAGTACAAGCAATTTCACCCAAGCCGATTTAGACGAGCTTATCGCAGACAGTAACAGACGGTACGGCATCAATGGCTAAAGTCTTTGTTCACCCTAGACTTACATTGCTTGAACCACTTCGCCCATTGGCAGAAGGATTGCTGACATTTGAAGCGAGTTATCGTCAAATTTACCCATCAACTATCGGCAATTATGGACGTTTTGAAGAAAATCCACGTTCACTTTTAGCAAGTATTCACAAACTACATGTTGCCGTATCAGAAGCGGATTTTACTAAATGGCAAGGAAAAGCAGGGCAATCACGAAAAAGTGACAACTATCTTGTTTATGCCAAACACGACTTTGAAGATGACGTTTACTTAATCCTTGATTTTATATCCCCTGATGCACATCAACGTATTAAAAGTGTACTTGCCGATTTAGTGTTAATTGCTGAAGAATTTCAAGAAACCTTTCCAGAACGTTTTCCTGAAAAATATCAACAACTCATTTAACGCCCCGACCCATCGGGGCTTTTTGTTACCCCCAAATCCACACCCACAACCATTCGCCCTTTGTTCTTACCTTTCGCACAATATCCCCATTTTTAACTGACGGATTTTTATTGTGCATCACGATCTATCCCTTGTGTATCAAGCACGCACCGATATTGTGAATGTGTGCAGTTGATGTGTGCAGTTGATGTGTGCAAATGTGTGCAAATGTGTGCAAATGTGTGCAAATGTGTGCAAATGTGTGCAATTAATTTTAGAACAGATCAAAATCGATCAGGAAATGACTGTTTTTATAAAAAACAGGGGGTAGAAAACGTGGTTTTTAGTGTGTAATTAGTTATCAAATACTATGTAAGCATTTGTTTTTATGGGGATTTTATAAAATAAAAGCAGAAATGGGAAATTTCTGCTTTAGGGAAAATGGTGCAACAGTCCAACTTCGAGCCTCTCCCACAATTTGTGTAAATACCTGTTTCTGAGATAATACATTCAGACACAGGTATTTTATTATGAACGAAAAACAACTTCACGCCTTGGCAGCGGAATTTGCCAAAAACCTAAAAACACCAGAAGACCTCAATCAATTTTCACGGATGCTCAAGAAAATCACCGTCGAGGCTGCGTTAAATGGTGAACTGACCGACCATCTTGGTTATGAAAAACATCAGCCTAGAAAAGGTAAAAATGCACGTAACGGTTACACATCTAAGACCGTCATTTGTGATGAAGGTGAGATAGAAATTGAGACGCCTCGTGACCGTGATTGGATTGCTGAAAATGAAGGTGTGAAGTTCTGGGCGAATGTGCTGACAGAGCTTCAAAATCGAGGCTTAAAAGACATTTTTATTGCCTGTGTAGACGGTTTTAAAACGGCTTCCCAGAAGCCATCAATGCAGTCTATCCTAAAACGAAGATTCAGCTTTGCATTGTGCATTTAGTGCGTAACAGCTTGAAATTCGTTTCGTGGAAAGATTACGGCTCCACTTTTATGATTTTTAATAGCAAGATCGAGAAACTTTGCAACAACCCACTCAGAAGCTTTGATACTTTCTCCAACTTTACGCTGCCAAGTTCGTAACGTTTTAGACTTATCTTTCTCCCACTGATACTTCGCAATCGCATACACCGATAACCCATACACATATTTAGCCTCAAGATACTTATAATCCTGCGGACAAGGATTTTTAATGCAATAACCAATCACAGAACTAATCACTAACCCCAACTCATCATCACACATCTCCCGAACAGGTTTAGAAATACGGCTAGGTTCGGCTTGTAACATCAATCTTGCCAACATATTCATACGGCTTTCAAAATCCAACCCACTAAATGCCCACTCCCCCCAAAGGTTTAACAAGTTCTCAATCCACACTTGCTTTGGTTCTTCCAACAGTTTATCCGCCACGCTTCAACCCCTTAATCTTCGCCCTATACGTTTTAATAATTTCCTTACAATCCTCAGCCGACCACTTCACAGGAGGGTGATAGCCTTCCAATGCTTCTACTCGCTCTACCCCGATTTTACGCACAAGGTTGATACGGTATTCTGTGATATTTCCGCTCAAATGATTGTTACAAGCACTACATTGTTTATGAACATTGTCCTCATTAAATCTCAGCTCTGGCATCGCTTTTACCGTGCGATAATGCCCTGCGTGATACTGCCCTTGATGAAAACGCCGGCACGAAATACAAGGCTCATCTTTATCTCGTAAACGAATGTATTCATTAAAAACAGCCTGAGCGTCTTTAAGCCATTCAGAACGAGATTTTAAGCGTTCTCTCGTTGCTTTAATCTTTGCCCTTTCTTCTCGATTTCGCTTTTCTATGGCTTTCTGACGTGCTTTCTCTTGGGCTATTTTGGCAAGTTTCACACCACATTCAGCACTACACCATTTTCTAAAGCTATCCGCAGACTTAAACTCACCACCACAGCATTTGCATTTACGCTTTTTCACTTTCGGCTTTATCATTAAATGCCTCCAATTCTTTCTCACTCCACCGCTTACCGCACTTCAAGCCAGTACACTTAAACGGCTTCTCCTTATTAATCTCTGACTTTTCAGAAAACCTACGCCAGTCTTTAAGAATTGATTGGCAGTTTGGGCAGTAAAATTTCATTTATTCACCTAAAATACACATCTTACATATAAACAGTTGATAAAAACATAAAAATAAGTATAATACACACATGAAAAACAACAAAGGAGCACAATAATGTGGATAGCAAAACCATAATTAAAATGATTGAAGCGGACGGTTGGTACTTAGTTGCAACAAGTGGAAGCCACCATCAATTCAAACATCCAACTAAACAAGGGCGAGTAACAGTGCCTCATCCGAAAAAGGATTTAAAAAAAGGAACTGAACTCTCAATACTTAAACAAGCGGGGCTAAAATAGCCCTGCTATAACCACAAGGACAAAATATGTTATACCCAATTGCAATTGAACCAGGTGACGAAACTCACGCTTACGGCGTTATCGTGCCTGATATTCCAGGGTGCTTCTCTGCTGGCGATACCCTCGAAGAAGCATATCAAAATGTCAAAGAAGCCATCGTGTTCCACCTTGAAGGCTTAGTTGAAGATGGAGAAGAAATTCCGATGCCAACCTCCATTGATAACCACCGCAAAAACCCTGATTTTGCAGAATATGACTTCTTTTTCGGCTTTGTTGATGTTGATATTAGCCATTTACTCGGAAAAGCCGAACGCATCAACATCACCCTCCCTAGCTATCTCATCAAACGCATTGATGATTTTGTTGCGGTTCACAAAGAGTATAAAAACCGTAGCAACTTCTTAGCTAAAATCGCAGCGGATAAAATCTTAACCGCTTAACGCTTACACCTACGCTTAACCACTAAGCGTAGGTTATTTCATCCCCCAAAAATTCCATCTGTCATTAAAATGCACCCCATTAGAAACACCCCACGAAGTTGCATATTCGATTAAACTTGCCATTCGTTTTACGCTCATTTGAGCCGTACTCTCACGAATATTCACTAATTCGCCTTCCAATCCTGTGACCAAACAAGAACCTTCTTTCGTTGCTTCTGCGTGAGCAGAAATTAAAAGAACCTTCCACGCTTCAAGCGGTAGCCATTCGCCGTTAAATTGCACCTGTTTAGCAATATCGCCGCACATTGCGTGGAATTTGGCATTTTGCTCAAGGTTGCGAGTAATAGGCTTCACTTCAACCACTAACGGCTTTTTCTCATCTATTGGCAACGCTCTCACAAATTGAACGGCATTGTTTTTAATTTTCTCAGTGCGTAAAAAGTATTTTTGTTTATGCTCCATACCTACCAACCTCCTTACCTACCAACCTGCTCTTTTCTAAAATACCCACCTACCTTCTTAATAAAATCCAAACTCACCTAAAACCCCTTATTCGCTCTTCTCTGTTGTTCATTTTTCTTCTGGAAAGATTCCCAAGCTAATGCCTGATCACACTCAATAAATCGTCCATTTTGGAACTCAACATAAGCAGTCCCAACCTTGCCGTTGCGGTTCTTTGTCACAATCCAATGCGTATATCTCGCAGGTTCATTTGTTTCCTTATCTCGCTGGTTGTGAACCATAATGATTTGGCTTGCAACATTCTCTAACGCCTTGGAATCACTCAAGTTTGCATTATTTGGGGTAGAACCCTCTGCATCTCGGCTTAACTGCGAAAGTAAAATAAACGGGACGTGAACTTGTTTAGAAAATGCCTTTAATCGCTCTACAGTTTCTCCGATCTGATAAGTACGGTTCACTCGCCCATCTAACGCCCCATGATTAACCAAACCAATATAATCAACCACCACTGCATTTAACTTTTTATGCTCAGCCAAATGCCTTTCAGTGATCGCCGTAATCTCTTCAACAGACAAAGCCCCTTTATCCACCACAAAGAGCTTTTGATCTTTCATCACACTTGTAGCTTCACTCATTCGAGCAAAATCTTCATCACTCAACCATTCAGGATTACGAAGTTTTGCAGAATTAACACCGCTTGCACTGGCAATCAAGCGATCCATAATTTGTTGTCTGCTCATCTCAAGAGAGAAAAACAACACCGAACCACCTTGCTCTAAAATGTTTTTCGTAAACGTAATTGCCGTTTCGGTTTTACCATTACCAGACCGCCCACCAACGACACAAATATCGGTTTCATCAATGCCTTGCAAAATGTCATCCAAGGCTTGAATACCAGTAAACAACAAACGCCGTTTAAATTCAGGTTTATGCCTGTCTTGCAGTAGTTGATAATAGCCATCAAGCAAACTCCCCATTCCCGTAGGTGCAACACTCGCACTCTTATTCAGCAACGCAGAAATATGCTCAACGCCCTTTGTTGCAATCGCATCTAACTGTTCATCACGAGCTAAATTCAACTCACCAGCAAGGCTCACAAGTACTTTCAACACTTCTCTACGCTGATAGAAATTAAAAACCTTCGCGGCATATCCCGTTAAGTTTGATGCAGACACCACTGATTTTATGGTTTCCGCCATATCGGCAAGCTGAACACCGTACTCAGAACTCAGTAACAACATATCAATCAGATTATCCTTGCTCGCTTGGCGTTGAATGTTTGAATAGATTTCACCTAGCTTGAACGTCAAAAACATCTCAGGTTTTAACCAACTCAACACCTCTCTCGCCTGAGCCGTCAATCCACCATTCAATAGAGAACCAACGGTACTTACCTCGACCTCGTAAGTGATTTTTCGCAGATTTTCAGACATCACAACGCTCCTTCACGAACTTTCAGCACCGTCGCAGGGCGAATTGCCCAATCAAAATTAGCTACCCAACCGCCATTTTCACCCGTATGAAACGGCCGCAGGCTTGCAAATAACGCATTGAAATACAGCTCAGCACATTCCAAACTTGGCTCTCTAAGCTCAGCCATTAATTTTTTAATCCCTTTCCGACGGGCATCATTGATTTTTTCCACCATCGGCAATCTTGAACCCGAATTCTGATTAGCTTGGTTATACAAATCAGCTACCGCCTGATAGTCCATAGGCGGTGATTTAATCTTTTCTGGTTTTGCAGAATGTTGTTCACATTTCACCGCTTGCGGTTGTTCATCGGCGATAGCCGATTCCCCTTTAGGGGGTAAGGGGTATTATTTATTTTTCTTTTGTAATAGTTTCTTTTGTGTTCCCTACTTTTTCGGGATACTTATTCCCTACAATTTCGGGAACTAATTCCCTATTATTTCGGGAACTCCCTACTTTTTCGGGATTCACCATTTCCCAGTTAAAAACATCTAGATTTACACCCGTTTTTTTACCATCTTCAAATAAGACTTGCTCTTTGATAAGCTCTTTACGTGCTGCTGAAAGTTGATTGACATGATATTTTGTTGGTTCAATGCCCATCATTTCGCAGACTTGAGAGTGAGTAAACCAATCACTTTCTTTATGCCAAGAAAGCGTTTTAAGAATGGTTGCCAACAAGTAAGAGCCTTTCCAGCCCAATACTTTTGAGCGTAAAATTGCCTTTAGAAGCTCATTTGGAATTGCCGTAAATCCATCATCAACACTCACTTTCCTAGCCTCTTGTGATTGTCTGTTTTCGCCTAACTTAAAAATCGGTGTTTCTTTAACTTTTACTACTGCATTCATCGCTTAAATCCTTATCAATCTGGTTAAAAATCTCGTCATAGTCCACGTTACCTGCAAAATTACGACGCTCTAGTTCGGCATAACATCGCTTTCGATACTCCATCTCTTGCCAAAAGGACGATTTTTCGCTAGAATGCAACTCGGTATGATGTTCATTCATAAGTGAAAACCTCCGTAACTAACCCACGTTCCAGCGTGGGTTTTTATTTGCCTGAATTTCGTAATACAGCCCAATTCACATCAGGGCGTAGCTCTTCACACGTCACCTTCCCTTCCGTAAATTTTTCAATTTCTGGACAACGCTCTGCTGGAACTTGACGACGACCACTCACCCAAAATGACACAATGGGCTGAGCAACCCCTATCGCTTTTGATAAACGAGCCATTTCACCTCGTTTTGAAATATCTAAGTATTCTTGTAATTGCATCCATAGTACCTTTTTTCTTTGATAGATAATATTTATATTATCTTAAAGATAAAACAAAAGCAATTAATTAGATCATATTTAATTATTATCGAAATGATAATAAAATAGAGGTAGTTATTTAGTCAGGAGGTAATATGAGACCTTTAAAAGAAATCAGACACGATAATTTACTACGTCTAATTGATGAGGCTAAAAATACGTCTGAATTAGCAAATAGAACAGGTATTGCAGTTAGTTATCTTTTACAAATTAAGAATAAAAACGCCATTCAAAACGGAAAACCCAAAGGTATCGGCGACAAAATTGCCGCCAAGCTAGAAGATGGTATGAATAAACCTAGAGGATGGTTGGATCAAATACATCTCGATCAATCCGTCGTCATTAATGCAATGAGAGGCAATGAAGAAAAAGAATTACAGGAACAAGATATAAATAATTTTGTCATCATTGATGTATTAGATGTGAGTGCTAGTGCAGGCTTCGGATCAAGCACTGAATTAGTTGAAGTTGTCAATCAGATGCGTTATGTGCCTGAGCAATTTTATTCACTCTTTCGTAATATGGCACCTCAATACATCAGAATCATTAATTTAAGCGGTGATTCTATGCACCCAACATTTTCATCAGGTGATATGCTTTTTGTTGATATTAGCGTAAATGAGTTTGCTGGTGATGGTGTTTATGTATTTACATACAAAGGACATTTGTATGTGAAAAGATTGCAAAATACAGGCGATCAATTATTGGTGATTTCAGATAACAAACTCTATGAAAAGTGGAGTATCACTGAAGAAAATCAAGACCAGTTATTTATCCACGCTAGAGTAAAAGTCCACCAAAGCCAACAGTTGAATTTTATTGGGTAAACGAAATGAAATATAAAGGCTTTGATTTTATCGGATTGATCGGCGTTGTCTTGTCAGCTTATAGCATTTTTCAAAACAATGAGAACAACTTGCTTTTAGCAGGCTGGATTGCTGCGTTATTACTATGGGTCGGACATATTATTGATACATTTATCTCCTACAATTTGCATTGTAAAAGAGAAAAAGAGCTCGAAGAGCTTAAGCAAGAGAATAAAGAGCAACAACAGGTAATTTCAAGTTTAAATACTGAATTAAGCGTCTCAAAAAGGACGATTGAGAATCAGCAATATACCATCACCATTTTAATACAAAACCAAGAACAGCAAAATGTCTTACCACAAGCGACCCCTCGTCAAACTAAACAGGAGTAATTATGAATACAATAAATTTCAATCATTTCAATTATTACCCAACGCTACGCTCTCGTGTTGCTGAAATAGCCGCATTAAGGGAATTAACAGATGAGAGAAAAGATAAAATTATTCCGTTGATTACCTTACATAACTGGCTACAATATGGATTTGAGCGTGCTATGCTAAACATTGACACTGCATTTAGCGAACGCCCTTTTATTATAGATTTACCGCCAAAATCCGACTTTTCAGTATGGAATAAAATGGAAGTGAACTCTCCAGACAGTTTTATGCTAAAAAATGAAGCATCTCATTTTCAAGAATGGATTAGTTTTGTCGAGAAATATCAATACGCTATCCCTGTTGTACAACTATCTACTAGGCAAAGAACGGTGACTCAGCAAGCTATCTATTTTGAAAAAAATAAACAAAAACTCGCTTTCAGAATTAGAGATTATTTACTGGATACGCCGTTGGTTATTAACGCAATTTCCGCCTTGCAGGATATTAGCAATGTGATTGTATTTATTGATTGCCAATATATTCGTGATAATGTTGCACATCATCAGAAAATGTGTATTAACACCATCAATCAACTACGTTCACAAGAGCCATCACTAACAATTTGTGTACTCTCAACTAGCTTCCCAATGTCTCCAGCACAATTTACTGATAATACGGGCAATGGCAGTATTGATATATTAGAGCATCAACTTTTCAATAGCATTGGTGGAGAAAGTGTGGCTATATATGGTGATCATAGTTCTATTCATTCTGTCATCTATGATGATGACCGGAATTATGCTTGGTCTGCTCGAATTGATTTACCAATGAATAATGAATGGATTGTAAGTAGAATAGCTGGAGCAAGAGGCGATGGGTACCCTCAAATTGCAAAAAATCTCGTTGAGGAATATCCTCATTTAAATTCCCCTCATAACTGGGGAGAGCAAAAAATCTTCTCGGCAGCTATAGGAGAAGAATATGCAAAAGCTCCAGCCCCTTGGATTTCAGCTCGTATGAACATTCACCTATCAAAACAAATTGATTACTGGAATGCAGAGCCAAATACAGACCCATACGATGAACTACAAGAGGCAAGAGCTTTAGGATTTATTGACGAAGCATAGGACGAACTTTTAATCCAGAGGGAAGGGTAATAAACCCTTCCTCTTCCAAGGTAGTATCCATTGAACTTAAATTCATATCCAGATTTTCAATAGACGTTATCTGTCTCTTTAATTTTGCTGCATACCTATTTTCTTGAATTTGAGGAAATTGGCATTTCAAATAAGTTAATAGAAAACCTCTAATCTGTTCTTCTTCTAGAGATAAGGCTCTTGCCACTAACTCATCTTTCAGGCCTGTTACCTTTAATTGATAGGCTTTTAACAAGGCTTTCAATCCAACCACATTTAAAAAACTTAGCCAACTTGATTTAGGTAATGGCCTATAAGTTGGGGCTTGATGTTCAATTAACATCTCACCGTTAAACTCCCAAATTCCCACATCAGATGAAACCATCTCCTTTACATTACGTAAATGTTTTGTAGCACAAACTACCGTCACATTTTCAAAGTATCGTGTATAAGTTTCTAGCTGTCCAACCAACCGCAGTAAAGAGTCTTGTTCGCTTTTTATCTCAAAACCAGACAAGCTACCGTTTGCCATCACTAAACCTATGCAGTGCAAGAAAAATTAGCAATAGTTGTATATCCTTAGCTAGAAGCAACGGTCTCGTGATTATGCGGATGTTGATTAGCCAATTCCTCTGACCATTAACTCTCTTAGATAGATTTGAAAATTCATTGCAAATAAATGCTTATGGACATTAAAATTTTTTGCTATAGTTTTTCTCTATTATCTTCATAGGAAAGAAGTAAAACTACTGAAGTTTACACCAAATCTATTTGATGATTCGCTAATGATTTAGTCTATGTCTATATCACAAGAGTACATTGATTTCGAGTATACTTATTTCAGTATAATACTCACCAAAAACGACCGCTTTCAAAAATAGCTTGGTTTATTCGTTGATCAATCCAAAAATGCTTCTTATTACATTATTTTCATCTGTAATCAATTTAGACAATAAAACACAGATTACAAAAGATTAAATTTTTATCATCTATCTATTGTTATATCCTTATCTCTTACGATATTATTCACCCATGAAAACGAGCTAAGGCTCAATGGTCTTTAAAAATCGAGATAAAACAAAAGCAAGCTGTTAAAATCAGTTGTCGAACTCCATACTTAACAACGAGATGGCTTTCTTGGCTTAGCGTTGAGCCAGCGTAGCAAATCAACGCACCATTCAAAACCGCTTTCAGGCTAACCAAGAGGCTTTTTTAATGTGAATTTTTCACTCTTGCTGAGAGCGGTTCTGAATGGCAACAAACAAAAGTGTACACGGTAAGCACTTAAAACACCCGTAATCATAATGATGATCCGTTCGCCCACTGTAACAGGTGGGTGTTTTTTACCTCAAACTCAGAGATTATTAACTCTCTGTAGTAGAAGTGTCAGCCTTTGATTCATCAGGAATCATTGCAGGTAACGTGAAGGTGTATTGCAAAAACAGCTGAATAAATAATCTTAACTCTCTCAATTCTTCTAACGTAAAATCATTATAAGCGTGTGAAGCTTCCGCACTTAACGTACGAATATGCAAAGCGAAATTCTTTAAATCTTTTGTGAGTTTTCCGTCATCAAAAAGTTTCTCAATTCGCTTATTAAGTTTTGCTCGATTATCGTTTTCAGCAAGTTCACATAAAGCACGTTCTAAAGTTGAGCGATACGCATTACCGGCAGGTTTAATAAAATGCGGTTTTGCAGAAACCTCTAAGAATAAATCTTCTGCTGTAAGCAATTCTTCTTTGACACTTTCAGGTAAATGCCCTGGAATTTCAGCTGTTTTTCTTTCATTAGGATAAAATTCAATGTCTTTAGTGCCAAGAATCTCAGTTAAATTATATTGGTTAGGAACCTCTAAAAGAGACCTTGCTTTCTTGATGTCTTGACCGTAACTCTCGTCATAAACATCAAAAGCCCCAACAATAGCACTGGCACAAGTGTTACAAGTAGCCATCAACGAAAAGATAGAATAATTGGAATATTTTTTATTTTCATAGTGGCGTTTCACTTCAAACCCACTTTTCTTAGTCCCACAATGTGGGCAATCGTGACTAAAGGTAATCAAAATGAACCTCCAAGACCATATTTACTTAATTGACCAGTTTCTTGAACGAGAAAGCCCAGAAACAACCTTATACACCTATTTTAAAAACCAAGATAAGGAAACGCAACATAGTTTTGTGATAGCCTTAATTGGCAAAGTGGTTAGTACTCAGAAACTTTATCATCACGAGTTAAACAAGTGATATTGATATTTTGAAAGGAGGTAGTTTTTATCCTCTTTTGCAATCAGTAGACTTAGCAAACTCTTTTAAAAAACAAGCTCTGAAAGACGGAGTGAGTTGATATAATGTATCTCCCCAATAGAAACCTTTCCGAACAATAACCCCTTTGGCAAGCAACGTAATCACATCAGCGTTTGAATCAAGTGCAGTGGGACGGAAATGGTTATTTGTGATAGCGTACACAATCGCTATTTCATCATCAGAAAGCGACTCTAAAATCGCCTTGTTTTTATAAAAACGATTGATTTCTTCTACTTTTCTGACAATAGGTTTCGTGACCAAAATCCAAATCATTGTCGCCACACAAGCAAAAACAAATGAACCGAAATTTGCAAAGGAAAACCAATCAGGGAAAAAGGCAGGCGTTTTATTATTAAGGTATAACGCCCATTCAGCAGGGATAAAAGCGAAGCCAACAAATAAGAACACAAGGAACATAGTGAAATGACCAAATAAAATACGAGAAACAAGCGTATTGAGTAAAGTCGCAACCGCTTCCATATGAAATTCCTAATTGTAAGCTGTGGTAGGTTTACAATTATAATCCTTGAGGCTGTGGTAGGCAACAAGGCGAGTTTTGCGGTTCTCGTTAAAAAACCGCATTGACAACCGCCCCCAATTCAGTTTAAGATACCCCCACTTTCAACAGAAAGTCGGGATTGGCGTCCTGAATTGCTTAAAGGCGGAATAATGATAGTCGCCTAAATGGTGGCTTTTTTTATAGCCGAAAATCAGAAAATCAAACCTTTCAAAGGGTACATCAATTTGATACCCCCTTTAAAAGTAGTCAATGATGGGCTGATTGAGGGGATCGAAAGATCCGCCGTTTCCCTTTAAGCAACGGTACGCCAACCTTGATCAGTTCATCACCAGTAATTGGCGTTGCTTGTGATGAGTTTTTAAACTCAGCTTAAAGGACAGTCAAAATGACTACATTAACATTTCAAAACACTACTCTTTCGGTTATCAACAAAAACAACCACACATTCTTAACGGCAACTGATTTAGGTACAGCATTAGAATATGCTCAACCTGATAAATCAATCAAGTTGATCTACGACCGCAACGCAGACGAATTTACTGCAGAAATGACCGCACTTATCGAACTGCAAACCGCAGGCGGAAAACAACAAGTTCGCGTCTTCTCTTTGCGTGGAGCTCACCTTATCGCAATGTTCGCCCGCACCAAAGTCGCCAAAGATTTTCGCAAATGGGTGCTAGATATTCTTGATCGTGAAATTTCGGAAAATGAACAACAAATCGCACCGCTTGAACCTAAGCCTGATGTCGTTCTTCCACACGAAAAAGCAGAACAAATTGCCAAATACCTAGTAAGAGCCAGAGCCTTTGCAAAAGAAGTGGAAGTATTCCATCGTAAACTATACGAAGATTTAGGTATTCCACGTTATGTTAGAAATGACATCGCAGGGAAAGGCTACGACATCGCACACGAGTTTAACGTATGGCTTGACCCATTCATTGAGCAAGCCCTACCCCAGCTTAATCAACAACGATTAGCAAACTTTTAACCACAACCAACCGCTCTTTATGGGCGGTTTTATTTTATGGATCAACGAACAAGCCTAGCGAAAGCTAGGTTTTTTATTGGAGGAAAAGATGGAAAATACAACAAAAATGTTATTTGACAAAAAATCTGTCGCTACACTGCTTGATGTCAGTGTACCAACAATTAACAGAAGAATGAAAAATGACAAACATTTCCCAAAACCACTTCTGATCGGAGGTAAAAATTTTTGGTCTAATGAACAAATAAACCACTATATTGATACAATTCAGAGTGAATGCACCTCAACTGCATAACCCTCTACCCTCAGCTGCTTGCTCAACAAAATTCCCCCACCATTGCATATATTCAGCTCGTTGAATTAAGTATTTTGCTTTATTGTATGTACCTCTTACACTGGAGTATTCAAAATGAGCCAAGCACACCTCAATAATTTCGGAATTAAACTCAGCCTCATTCATTGCTGTGCTAAATACCGATCTTAGTCCGTGAGCAGTCAGTACATTGCGATAACCTATTCTTTGCAGTGCCTTATTAGGCGTTTCTTTACTAATTGGCTGGTGCGGATTTTTACGACTAGGGAAAACAAAACGACTGTGATAGCGATTTAATTTTTGTAAAAGCTGTAAAATTTTAATCGCTTGAGTAGATAGCGGAAGCACAAAATCCTGAACTTTCCCTTGTCGCCCCTTCATTTTCTCTTTTGGAATATCCAAAATCTTTTCCTCAAAATTCACTTCAGACCATTCAAGTTGTGTAATAGCTCCTGCTCTCCCTGCTGTTAAGATCAACAATTCTAATGCACAACGAGTTTCAATTTCTAGCGTACTATTTTGTAAATCTTCAAACAGTTTGCCTAATAATTCAGGACGAATAGTAGGATTATTTTCTACGACGGGTTTCAAAAAAACCTTTCCAATGTCTGCTGTTGGGTTATATTTAATAACCCCTCGATTTACTGCATAAATCATAATCTGGTTTAAATACCCGATCATACGATGCAAAGTATCTAGCTTCCTTTCTCGTTCTAATGGTTTTAGTTTTTCAATCGCAATTGGTGCTGAGATGTCCGCAATAGGATAGTGACCAAGCAATTTCAACAAATGCCGATTTAGTCGCTTTTCAATATCGTTGTAGGTCACAACCTTTAACCTGCCCGTATCTACCTCATTTTTTTCAATACCAACCACTCAGTAGCCATCGAGGATAGAGTGAGAACTTGGCTTTCTAAAGCCGCTTTTTCTTGCTGTAGGCGATAATCTAACGGATCGACATTTTTTGCCAATAAAGAGCGATAAAGATCACGAATTTCACGAGCTTCTTTGAGTGAAACTGACGGAAAAGCCCCTAAACTAATTAATGTTCGTTTCTTGGTAAAAGGTTTATAATATTGGAAACGCCAAATTTTAACCCCTGTAGCTCTAACAAGTAGGAACAAACCTAAACCGTCAGAAAGTGAATATTCTTTCTCTTTAGGCTTTGCATTATTACATTCAGTAACGCTTAAAGGCTTAACTGTAACTGCCATATATATCTCATTTGGTATTACCAAAATCAT